ATCAAGGTTCCACAGAACGTTGCACTTATCGGTGATGAATTTAGAAGATGTATAGTTAAGCCTAGAGCAGGAACTTCTAGTTCGCCATGGGCATTCCAAAAGTTTAGAAGAGATACAGAAATAGATAGTCTAACAACTGCTACCCAACTATATGGATATCATTATCTGGAAGATCCTACACAGCCTGTATATCCTAAGATAAACAATCCAGGAAACCTAAAACAATCCGCTACACTAATATCTTTGAATAGATCATTCTTACAGAATGAAGTGGTGGCTTGGATCAATCAACAGATTTCTACAAACACAGCACCATTTACATCTTCGTTTGAATACAACGAAGACATATGTAAACGTGATGCTGGCTTGATTATCGATGCAATGATTTTCGATATCAAGTATGGCGGATACGATAGAACAATTTCGGCGGGTTTAAAATATTATCAAAATGCCAGTGGTAGAATTGCAATCACGACACAACTTTCAGAAACAATTGCTGCGCTTAATCATCTTGAGGGATTGATTAATGATGTTATTGCCAATAACGAAATTACCACAGTTTACAATCAAGTATTCCCTCAGATAATTGATAACGCCTACACACAAGAAGCAGGAACTTCTACAGTCATAGGTTTACTATTTGATGCACTAGAAGATGTTATTGATGGTTCAGGAAGTGTTAACTACCCTAAGGACAACGATAAACTTGACGTGTTCCTATGTAATGATGCAGTAATCATCAGAGCAATCACCACACAGGGACATGGCGGATTCTCAATGGTATTAGATCCAACAGGACAGATATTGGCCAAGTCACCATACTGTCAAGAATCAGCCTCATTCTCAAAATCCATTAACGCACAGACATTCGCGGGCGGTATGTTTGTTGACGGCTTTTCGGGCAACCTACAGTTTAAACATACAGGCACTGTAGCCGGAACTGGTAACACAAGAATTACTGTTTCTGGTCTTGAAAGATTTCCTCAACTTCCAGCATCTTTTATTGTAAGCGATGAAGTTTTCAGAATTAACTATGTAAGAGATTTTGTTTATGATCCTGCAGGTTCAACTGCAACATTTTCACTAGATGAAACTACACCTTTTGATTTAACGCCAGGTCAACAAACAATAACTTCGATTAGTGTTGGAACTCCTGCGGTGATTACACTAAATGATCACGGACTACAGGCTAATGCTTCTATAATATTTTCTACAACAGGGACATTGCCAACAGGAATAACTGCCGGCAAGGAATACTACGTTGCAGAAAATGGATTGACTGCTAACACATTTAGAATTACAGAAACATTTGGTGGCACTGTATTAATAAACACAACCGGTGCAGGTTCAGGAACACATAGATATCAAAGACTTTATGAAATATTGATGCCTGGTAACAGATCAATGTTGTCAAATGACTTTACACAAGTTGCGGATATGGGTTATGGCCTACTTGCAACTAACGGTGGTTTAACAGAAGCAGTATCAATGTTTACCTACTACTGTTATACATCTTACTTTGCACTAAATGGCGCACAGATTAGATCGATTGGGGGTTCATCAGCACACGGTGTTTATGCACTAGTAGCAGATGGATCGGATCCATTAGAAGTTCCAACACCGACAACAGTTTATTATGATCTATCACAGCGTGTTGATTGTTATTTTCCTAGTCCGACTTACACAAACAATGCCAATGGACTGTTCATTTATGTTACAAATTATGACTATACTCCATTAAACAATTCAGAACTTGAAGTTGATCATGGAAATTTAGTTTATAGATATCCTGTTACTTCAGTTGCAACAGAGGATCTTCCTGATGGAGTTGCTAGATTAAATTTGACAAGCGACGAAACCGGAAACTTCGAAGGATTATTTGACCAAGTTCCAGACGGAACTAAGATGGTTATTAGATCCAACTCACAGGTATTATTAACGGGCGAACTTGCAGACGTTGCTACTAGACCATCCACTGGTTTAAGACTACAGGAAGGCGACGATGTATATCGTGTGTTACAGTTTGAAGATTATGACGATACAGTAAATGGTAGAGGTAGACAAAAATGTGAATTCACAGTTGCTGATCCTACACTAGTTTCATTCGTAATAGAAGTAGATACCATTTCAGGAACCGATACACTTACCACAGCAAGAAATCATGGTTTAAGAACAGGAGATACTTTTACACCTAAAGTAACTGCTAATGGGTTGACTGCATCAACAACCTATTATGTTTACAGTGTTCCTAATTATAATCAATTACAGTTATCTACAACATTAGGTGGTTCTTTACTAAGCGGACTTACCAATGGTAGTGGTTTAGGATTAATAGCAACTATTCCACACAAACAATTGGCTGATTATAGATTATCATTCGGAACCACAGGAACACTACCAACTGGGATTAATGATGCTACAGAATATTTTGTCTTAGAAGACGGTCTTACATCAACTACTTTCCAAATTTCAACGGTGTTGAATGGTGCTGCTGTTGAAGTTACTGGTGCTGGAAGCGGTGTTCACAGTGCAGCAGCGGAAGGTATTACCAAGACTACCCTAAGAGAGAACTATAACTATGTTGATTTAACAATTTACAAACCTGGAGAATCAGTTGGAACAACAGGAGCCAACCCGGTCACACCAGGGGCATTTACAACACTATCATCAATTTCAATTGCCAACCCGGGCGTATTTACGACTGCTTCACCACACGGATTATCAGTCGGTGACTGTATTACACTAGAAACTACTGGAGATTTACCTACGGGTTTAAATGATACTGGCCATTATTTTATTTACGATAATGCACCATCTGGACCTTCAACATTTACTGTTAGTGTCGAATATCCTACTCTAGGATCAGCAGTTGAAGTGGAGACTTCAGGAACACAATCAGGAACGCATTCTTTTGCACTCGTAACTGGTAGAGCAGGCGATGATAATTTTGCAGTTGTTCCTGTTGCACCTCAGGAAAGATCAAGAGTTGCTGGTTCAAGATTTGTATTCAAGGGTGAAGAGTATGTAATTGACACTTATCAATCTGAAGAGGATCTAAACGAACCGTATGCAAGAATTACTCTTGATAGACCTTTGGTTGATTCAATAATTGCGTATGGAGCAACATACACAATTAAATCAGCAGTCCCAATAAGAACTGTTGGTGCTAATGGTAATCTAACTATTAGAATTTCTTTGACACGTGTTACAGGACACGACTTACTTGATATTGGAACTGGTTCGTATGCTGATACCAACTATCCAAACGAAATTTTTGGTCCCCCTGTTAATTCGTTAAATGATTCAAACGAAACAGAAGAACGTGGTGTGGGACGTGTGTTCTATGTAACCACTGATCAGTTTGGTAACTTTAATGTTGGACCTTACTTTAGGGTTGACCAAGGAACGGGTCGAGTAACATTCTCCGCAGCAATTGCGTTGAGTAACTTGGATGGTATTGGATTCAAACGTGGTGTTCCTATTTCAGAATTTTCAACAGATAGCGGATTTAGTGATAACGCAGTTGATACCGTTCCAACAGAAAATGCCGCAAGAGTATACATCGAAAGAAGATTAGGTATCACGCACGGCGGTGCTCCGGTCATACAGGCCAGTTTAATTCCACCATTGAGTGGTGGTTTCATGTCCTTGGATGGACAACTGCAAATGAAAGGAAACATGGACATTGGCGGTAACAGAATTATCGACATGGCTGATCCTGTTAATCCTACGGATGCAGTTAACCTACAGAGTTTAACGTATTCTAACCTACAAGAATTTTCATTTACAAATCTTAAAGCCAATGACATAATGGTGTTTACCGGAGTAGGCAATGATGCAATAAATGCCGAAATAGTTGGTGATATTACAATTAACATTGATTCAACTGCAAATACAATCGATGCTCAGATTGAACCAGATGTAATTTTAAATGCTGATATCCACGCACCAATTAATAACACAGAATTTACTTCAGGAGCAATTGTTCAGAGCAAATTGAACATGAACAAGGCAACCACTGCTGCTGCGGCACCAACAGGTGATGAGCAGACCAAGCAGGCAACATTGGGTGTTTCGAGTTTCGATGATGCACAGTTTACAGTTGTAGATGGTTGGGTTCAACTCAAGACAAATGGTATTCCTAAAACTGCACTAGCGCAGGTTGCTTCTAAATCAGTGCTAGGTAATAGTGGATTAGCAACGGCAAATGCAGCAGATGTTTTATTCACAACCATTGTAGATGACGGTGGTGCTGCTAAGAAATCACAGTTTAGTTCAACTGGTTTCCTAAGAAGACAAAATTCAGGATCATTTACATCAGACGCTGACTATGGCGTTGTTGATATGGCTAGTGGATCTAGTTCTACAGTTGAAGCAAGCAAACTAATAGTAAGAGATGTTAATGGTGACTTTGGTGGCAGAGTAATTGATGTTCAACAGGTTAACATTGATGGCTTTGAAGCAATTGATACTGGATCGCTAGGAGGTTCTAGTGGTTTTGTTAGAATACACACATATGGCGGAACAGGTGGAAGCGGAAATGGTGGTATCTACCTACAGGATGGATCATTACCTTCAGACAAGATTACATATTACGATAATGATGTTCACCAATTTAGAACACAGAACGGTTTAACAAATGCTGATATTGTTGCCAAGAGTATACAGGTTACTTCATTAACAACAGGTGGTAATACTACAGCAGGAACTGTAACTGGTAGATGGACTCTAACAGGAACAACTCCGAGTGAATCAAGATTTGAAGCAACATACTCGGCGGACGTTGCAGAATACTACGAGGGTGACAAGGAATACGAAGTCGGAACAGTGTTAGTATTTGGTGGTGACAAGGAAGTTACAACTTCAAACAAACAAGGTGATACAAGGGTAGCAGGAGTTGTATCCAACACGGCTGCATACGTTATGTATACAGCATGTCCTGGACTAAAGAATCTTGTTGCACTAACTGGTAGAGTTCCTTGTAAGGTTGTAGGAAAAATTAAGAAGGGTGATATTCTTGTAACAGCAGGAATACACGGTGTAGCAACAGTTTCAACAGATCCTAAAGTAGGAACAATTGTCGGTAAGGCGATTGAGAATTATGATAGTGATCATATAGGAACAATTCAAGTAGCGGTGGGTAGATCATAATGGCATACGATAATAATATTAATCCAGGCAATCCACCACTAGTGTGGAGCAGAGTAAGAGACGCATTTGATAGAATCAATGAAAACTTTACCATCATTGGATCTTCATTGGCAAGACAATTAAGAAAAGATGTTGCCCACATAGAATCAGGAACAATCGAAAGTAATCCAGTAAGAGTTGTTACAACCGAACCACATAACATTGCTTCTGGAGATCAAGTTGATATTTTTAATACTGGTATCAGCCAATTAGATGATAATACATATTATGCAAACGTAATAAGCACTACGGAATTTGAATTATATTCAGATCAAGCATTAACCACAGCAGTGGATGGAACAGCATATGATGCTTATGCATCAGGCGGTGGTGATATACAAGCCTTAACAAGTTATGCAAGTCTTGATTTTGAAAACATGCAAACAAGCATTTCTCCAAGAATTGCTTCCGAATATGATCTAGGAACCATTTCTAGACCTTGGCAATCTTTATATACGGCAGAACATGCAGATAACGATGCCGATGCGTTCAACGGAGTATGGTTAGGATCAGCACAAATTAAAGGAAAGCCGGGAGGTATAGTTGATCTTCCTGCAGGTTCAACTGTCGACGGTAACCTAATTATTAATCCCGATCAAACTTTCTTTAAGAGTGTTCAGGTTGATAGTGGTAATAGAGTGGTAGCAGATGATTTTGTAGATACACTTAATTTGATAAGTGGTAGTGCTATTTCAATGACCGTGGATAGTGCTGCTGAAAGTATTACGATTGCTAACACAGGTGTTACACAATTAGCCGCTGGTTCAGGAGTAAGTGTTAGTTCAGCAACTGGAAATATAACAGTTGCTAATACGGGTGTCATAAGTGTTTCTAATTCAACTTCATTGCCTGCAATAGCATCAGGAAGAAGTGCAGGCGTAGGTATTATTACAAGCACGGCGACTGGAGCACTAACACTAACAAACACTGGTGTAATTGAAGTCCAGGCTGGAACTGGTATTACAACATTTACTGATACGGCAACTGGTATTGTTACTGTAACAAATGGTGCTCCTGCAGGTAATGCATTTAGATTCGTCGATGTGTTTGGTCAAACATCACTCGAAGCAAATTCTGTTGCTGGTAGAGTTGAGTTTGTTGAAGGATCAAATATTGTAATCACAACTGACGGTGCAACTGACAAGGTTACATTTAGTTTTGATAATAATACTGATATAATAGGAAGTGTATTTGCTGATGATTCGACCAAGATGGTTGATGCAGTGGAAAACGAAATGTATGCATCAGGTGGCTTCTTTGGAAACCTAACAGGAAATGTTACAGGAAATATTACTGGAGATGTTACAGGCAATGTAACTGGAAACTTGGTAGGCGATACAACAGGTTACCACACTGGAGATGTTAAAGGTTCAGTGTTTGGAGATGATTCAACCAAGATAGTTGATGCAGTAGAAAATAAAGTCTATGCAGATGAACTTTGGGGCACATTGAGAGGACAAACTTGGACGGCTGAATATAATGATTTTCTAACTATTAGAAATGATGGCACATTAGATACAGAATACAACAATGGCCCAATTATTGACGTTATAGGTGATGGCAGTGATTTCTTCAAACGCGAAGTTACTGTTAATGGTGTAAGAGTTATGGGTGCTGGCACAGTAGGTGGACAAACAGCAGTTCCAGATGCGTGGTTAGAAAAAGTAGCACGTATGTTTGAATTGTTTACAGATCCAAATGGCGCAGGTATTAACGAAGAATACCAAAGAAACTTAATCAAAACACTAAGTGGCGACACAGGAACTTATCACGCAGGCTTACCAACTATACAAAGAGTAGCAAGAGGCGCAGGAGCAGATTACTCTCCAAACTTCCTAACTGACCAAGGCGTTATTGATTGGAACCTAACTAACCTGTTTGATACTCATGTACAAAATGATATGGTTTGGTATTTGAATTCAACAGGCGATGGCTACGGCGATGGCGACATAGATGCACAAGAAGTTATTGAACACGTATTCCACACGCTTCATATGCACGGTTTACCTGCAGATGATATAAAATTATATCAGTTCTTAGCTGCTGACTGGCAGACAGGTGATTTGTATGCCGCAATGGAAGAAGCATACGATGCCGGCAAGTGGGATCCATCGGGTTATCTTGTTAATCCAGATGATTGGAAAACAATCGCAGATGCATTTGAAGTAGCCGCAAAAGAATACTTATACTTGTTGAATTTCTGTATGTTTGAATACACAGAATTATGGGACGGTGGAAGTCTTGCTCCAGAGTGGACAGATGATATGCGTACCCAAGCAGGTATTCAAGCAAATAACCCATTAGGTTATGCTTTCCACAATACGTACATTGCACCAGTTATTAGTAAACCATCACTTGCAACAATTAGAAGCATATTCCAAGATGGCAATACACCAGCACAGGACGATCCAAGTCAAGCAGGCGTATCAGGATATGTAGTTGATGCAGTAGTAGGTGGAGCACCAGCAGATGGAAGCAGCATAAGCATTTACACATTTACTAACCATGATGTGAATAACATGCAGAGATATAGTTATACTGCTGTAGCAAGAAGTAGTTTAACAGCCGGTACAGCAGAATTTAATAGCTACCATAGCATTAAAGGTGGTAAAATTCTTCTAGCACAACCAGCTGCTGCTGCACAGTATGTTGTTACATTTGTAAACAATGAATTGCTTCAGCCAAATGTCGATTACACACTCAGTGAAGATGGCAGAACATTGCTTCTAGAAAATGAATTACTAGATGATGATAAAGTCGATCTTATACATTTTGCTGCTCCAGTTTCGACACCGAGAATTGCTTGGAGACAGTTTAAAGATATTCTAAATAGGAATACTTACAAGCGTCTTGACAACGATTATGGTATAGAACTTGCTGAAGATCTAAATAGTTATGACCTAAGAATTAGTGTTGTAGACTCTTCTCAATTACCAGATCCAGATAGACGAAATAATGTCCCTGGTATAATTTTTGTTGACGGTGAAAGAATTGAATACTTTGTAAAAGATGGAAATCTATTACGCCAAATACGTAGAGGAACACTTGGTACAGGTATTAAAGATGTTTATCCTGCAGGAACAGAAATAGAACCAGCAGGTAAAGAGAAAAATATTCCTTACAGAGATCAAACACTTGTACAGAATTTTGTAGCTATAGAAGGTCAAACAGATTTTGAACTAGATTTTGTTCCTAATAGTGTTAACGACTTTGAAGTATTTGCAGCAGGAACTAGACTAAGAAAAACAAGTCTAGAAAAATTTGTTATAGGTGCAGAACTAGATTCTCCAGAAGGAGATGTTACTCTTGCTCCAGAATTTACATTAGACGGTAGTACACTAGTACTTGCAAATGCAATGGCTGACAAACAAAAAGTAACAATTGTAAGAAGAGTAGGACAATTATGGGGACCACAAGGTACTCCAATTAAAGATTTGAAAAATGATATAGGTAATTTCTTACGCGGAAGCATAAGTAAGTTGCCCGAATAAATACACTAGTAGGAGTGAACAAACCGATGATAAATGAAAATAGTGGCGTGTATTTACAAGGACACATAAAGATACATAATCCTGAAACAGGAGAAGTTCTTGTTGATAAAAAGAATGCTATACACTACGAAAATATGAGTATAGCACTAGCAGAAAGTTTAGGTAACGCAGGTCAAGGACCTATTGCTGAAATGAGCTTTGGTAATGGCGGAACTAATGTTGATCCTACTGGCATTATTACATACCTTACTCCTAATAGCACTGGTACTAATGCAGGTTTGTACAATCAAACGTTTACAAAAATTGTAGACGACAGAAATAGAAACAACATTGATCCTACTAGAAATAAAATAGAAACTCGCCACTTGAATGGCACAAACTATACTGATATTTTAGTTACTTGTCTACTAGATTACGGCGAACCTAACGGACAGGATGCGTTTGATACTGCTACTGATCAAAATGCACTTTATGTATTTGACGAACTAGGATTACGTAGTGCAAGTTCTACAGGTAATTTAGGAGAAGGACGACTACTTACTCACGTTGTTTTTCACCCTGTGCAAAAGTCATTAAACAGACTAATACAAATTGATTACACTGTAAGGGTACAAAGTCTTAGCGGAGGTAATTCATAATGCCTTATACAGTAAGATTTACAGATAATATCAACAAAGGCGAATTAATTGTTGAAGATAGAGAAATTAATTCCGATACAAGTTTGAGATTTCCTGGTAGACAAAGTACTAGCTATGGACAAGATATTGCAGAAAACTTTCTACATTTGTTAGAAAACTTTGCAAGTGCTAATCCTCCAAGTAATCCAGTTGAAGGTCAAACATGGTATGACAACAGCCCTGGTATTGATCAACTTAAAGTATACGACGGTACAAATTGGGTTGCTAGCGGCGGACTTAAAAGAAGTGACAACCGTCCTGATATTGCAAACAGTGTAAAAGGCGACCTTTGGGTAGATACAGATAACCAGCAGCTATATTTAAACAATGGCGGTGCATGGATACTTGTAGGACCAGAATTTAGCCAAGGTCTTGCATCTGGTATGCGAGCCGAACAAATACTTGGCACAGATGATAGGACATATACTATCTTAGTCATTGATTTAAACAATGCTCCAATTGCAATTATTGCACAACAAGAATTTACGCCTAAAATTAGTATCCGAGGTTTTACAACACTAAAGCCAGGTTATAATTTAAGCACTAGAAATTTTGAAAATGGTGTTCCAAAATACAATGGCACAGCACAAAATGCAGAAAATCTAGTAGTTGGATCTGACAATGTTCCATCTACTTCATTTTTAAGAGGAGACGTTGACAGTACAGGAACAGGTATTCTACGAATTAAAAATAATACTGGTGTAGTTGTAGGTGCAAACGGGCAGTTAGGACTAGGCGCAAGCTCAGAAAGAGCATTACTAAGAAGTAATTTTGCAGGGTCTAGTTTAGACATAGAAGTTAAACCCGCAGGCAGCAACAGTTATTCTACAGCTATTCGTGCAAAAAGTGATTTGACTGTAGGTATAGCAACAGGAGATCCACAAACCACATTAGATGTTAATGGTAGTATTACAGCAAGACAACGTGCAATTATTGATAGTACTGATCTTGCAGACACAGCATTTAATGATGATTATACAAGTGGTGCATTAGTAACATCAGGCGGTGCAAGCATTGCAGGAAATTTAAAAGTTGCACAAGAAGCAACTTTTGCGTCAGATATTAATATAGCAGGTAATATCACAGTTAATTCGGAATTATTGCAAAACCAATTGCCGAGCATAAGCGGATTCAATGAAATATCTGCTACAACTTTTAGAGGAAACTTTATTGGTACAGTAAGTGGAGGCGTCGACGGAGCCGCTAGCACAGCATCTAGATTGACAAGTAAAACAGAATTTAGAATGATCGGAGATGTAAGCTCGGAAAGCTTTTTCTTTGACGGAGCCGATCAGTTAGAAAAAACATTTGACACTACCCTATCTCCTGCTTTTATTACAGATAAACCTAGTGTTACAGAGATACAAAACGGCGACGAAATACTAATTAACAGGACAACTGGTGAAGCAGGGTTGTATAGAATTACACAACAAAATTTAGTTGCAACGGTTCCAAAAAATCCAGTTGGTATGATCGTTCCGTTTGCAGGTCCAATTCCGCCTTTAGGTTGGTTAATATGCGACGGAAGCGAAGTACAAATTGCAGTGGCACCAAAACTTTTTAATTTAGTAGGATATAGCTTTAAGGCTGCGGAATTATTAACCAACTCAAGTGCAACACACTTTGCATTACCAGATTTTAGAGGAAGATTTTTACTCGGTGCAGACAATATGGGAGGATTGCCAGCTAATAGAGTAACAAATATTAATGCAGATATCATAGGCGGACAAGGCGGTACACAAAATAAAACAATTAAGAAAGCAAACTTGCCTGCACACGATCACAACTTACTATCTCCCGGGGGCATACAACACTACGCTATTAGAGATGATCTAGCAGCACCAGCAGATGCAGCAAATAATATTATTGAATTGAGTATTCCTACAGGAGATGTCAATGTTTCCGGTATTCCTTCATCAGGGCAGATTAGAGATGGCGGACCAAACGGAAATGACCAATACAATACCGTAGACGGCGAAGCAGTAGGTGCAGCACTAGACGTTATGCCGCCATATGCAACTATTAACTATATCATATTTGCGGACAATGTTTAAGGAAAAATAAATGGCATACCAGGTAAACAAAACAGACGGAACACTACTAGTAGATTTAATTGACGGCATATTAGATACAGATTCAACTGATTTAAGTCTAGTAGGAAGGAATTACAAAGGTTATGGCGAAGCATTTAACGAAAACTTTGTAAAACTACTAGAAAACTTTAGCAACCCAAACGAACCTACTAATCCGTTACGTGGCCAAATTTGGTATGATACAAGCGAAAACAAATTAAAAGTTTTTGATGGCGAAAGTTTCCAAAGTGCAGCAGGTAGTTATATTACAGAACTAGAACCTGCCGGAGCGATTGTTGGCGACACTTGGTATGATACATCCAAGAGTCAATTTTTCTTGTATAACGGCACAGAATGGATATTAATCGGACCGCAGTACAATAGAAACCAAGGACAAAGTGGTATTTTTGCTGATACAGTATTTGATACAGGTCTACGACCTCGTACTGTTCTTAAAGTATTTGTAAGAGACGCACTACAAGCTGTTATAAGTGGCGGAGAAGATTTCAATCCTAACCCATTGCCTGATAATATTATCAGCGGATTAATTACAGATGATAATCCTGCCGGAACTATCAAGAGAGGTGTAAACATTATACCTAGCGCAAGCGGCGTAATTGACGAATTTAAATTTCGAGGAACAGCACTTAACTCAGAAAACTTGGTCAGTGCTGTAGGCGAGATTATTCCAGAATCGAGATTGTTAAAAAACGACGAAGATGGTGTTGTCCAAGGTAGTTTAGAATTACAAAGTAGTCAAGGATTAACTGTTGGAGTCAACGGCGAAACAAGACATATTATTTCAGGCGGTTATAGTATTGTTAACACTAGAGCAGGACAAGATTTTAACATTATTGTTAACTCCAGTGCAGGTGATTTAACAGACCTATCACAATCAAACGCTTTTATTATTAAAGCAAACACACAACGAGTTGGTATTTTTAACAGTAATCCGCAGTATAATCTAGATGTAACTGGAGATTGCAGAATTACAGGCAATCTTGTTGTTGAAGGAGACAGTGTAACAACTAATGTTGAAACTGTTGAAGTAGAAGATAAAAATATTGTACTAGGTAATGTAGATACTCCTACAGACTTAACAGCAGCAGACGGTGGATTTACACTAAAGGGAGACACTGATAAAACCTTCCAATGGAATGCTAGTGGCGGAAACTGGACATCAAGTGAAAATATTGATCTTGCTCTAGGTAAAACATTTAAAATTAATACAAATGATGTTTTATCTACAACTACTTTGGGTACAAGTGTTGTAAATAGTAATTTACAAAATCTTGGCACATTGGCACAATTAAATGTTGACACAACTAGGATTGACGGTAGCACACTTTCAAGAACAAGTGGTACAGGGTTTACTATTAGTGTAGGTGGCGACATAGTTGTTTCTAACAGCAAAATCACAGGCCTTGCAAATCCTACAGATGCAGGCGATGCAGCTAACAAATCCTATGTTGACACTCAAAATTTAACCCAACGACTTGTGTTTGCTCATGATACAACGGGATGGGGCGGCTCTACAAATGATAATTTAATTACATTGCTAGAAGAACTTTATCCTGCTAGCCAAGCTGCCAACGGTAAAGAAGCTAGGATTGCATGTACATTCTATGGAACGCAAACAAGTGATCCTATCAACGTTGCAGGATCAACCAATGTAACAACAGTTGATGTCGAACCAGTAGGCGGAGTAGGCGATCCAGTGACAGTTGTACAAGGTGTAAACTTACCAACTGCACTTACAACAACAGTAACACTTTCAGTTTCTAGGGAAACAAGAGCATTTATAATTAGTAACGGTTCATGGATAGTAGATACAAGCCCTGCTCCATAATCGAATAAATACAACAGTAGACATATTAGGGGAAGCACACGATGGCTTATCAAATTGATAGATTTAATAGAACTCCGCTTACAACAGTAGAAGACGGGACTCTAGACGAAACAACAGACATCAAGTTTGTTGGTAAGAACTATGCAGGATATGGAGAAATTCACAACGAAAACTTCTTGTTCTTGCTAGAAAATTTTGCAGGCGCAAACGAACCGCCAAAACCAGTTAGTGGTCAAGTTTGGTATGATGCAGGCTCTGACAGAATGAAGTTTAGAGACAGCAACAATAGCTGGAGAACAATCGGCGGCGCTGAAACTAGTGCAACACAGCCTGCAGGGCTTGCTGAAGGCGACTTTTGGTGGGACACTGCAAATGATCAACTATATGTCTATAACGGTACAGAATTTATCCTAATTGGTCCACAAGGCGCAGGCGAAAACCAAACACAAATGGTAAGCCGCACTGTACTAGACACTAATGATGTTGCAAGACCTGTTATTGTTAGTATTGTTAATAACGTTCCAATCACTGTTTATTCCCCAACAGAGTTTACTATCAAGAGCGTTAGCGGAAACACTATCGAAGGCTTTACAACAATTCGTCAAGGTGTAACCCTAAAGAATACTGAAAATGCTACAGGCGAAACATCTACTGATTACAGATTCTGGGGTACTGCTACTGATGCAGACAGACTACAAGGATTTTCAGCAGGAGATTTTGTAAGAACAGATAGCCCAACATTTGCACAACTTATCGAATCTGATTTAGGTATACTTGTAAATAGTGTGTTTAGTTTTGCAGTAGAACCAGGAGCTGGCGGTGATCAAAACTACGGTGTTATTAAAAACATCAGCGGTGCAAACAACGATATAAAATTTATAACTCTAAACGGTCAAAGCCAAGAAACACACATGATGTCTTTAAATGCTACAGGCTTAGAACCAGGTGCAACAGACACTTTTGATATTGGTGTAAGTTCGCAAAACAGATGGAATAACGTTTGGGCACAAAATTTTAGAGGTACAGCGGATAGAGCCCTAGAGATTAGAAATGGCAATAGCGGCTCTGCATACACATATGCTACAGACGCAGGTATACAAGGCACAGTTGCAGTAAGAACAAGCGATAATAAACTAGTAGCTGATATTTTTGAAGGTACTGCTACAAGTGCAAGATTTGCTGACTTGGCAGAAAAATATACCACAGCAGAAACACACCCTGTAGGCACAGTTATGTATGTGTGCGAAGATGTTGCACATGAAATTGCTCCTTGCATGCTAGATAGTTTTCCAGTTGGTGTTATATCAGAAAATCCAGCTTACTTGATGAACAGCGAAAGCGAAGGACAGGCAATTGCACTAGAAGGTCGTGTTCCTGTAAGAGTTATAGGTGAAGTTAGAAAAGGTCAAATTGTTTATGTAGATGCAGACGGAACTGCAAGTACAAGATATAATGGCAATCCTAGAGTAGGTGTAGCATTAGAAACTAACCTAGATAGATCAGAAAAACTAGTTGAGTGTATTCTTAAGCTATAATTACTTAAAAATAACGAGGATAGAAAATGGCCATAGCAATTAGTAACATAATTGACGCAGATGATTACAACGGTATTAGAAATAAAATTTTAAAAGTTTTAGGCGACGACGGTGTAAATCAAAAAATAGGCTATGGCCGAAGCCTACAAAGTAGTGCCAGATCAGCAGGTGATATAGTTACATCTGCTGACATGGATAATTTATTCGAAGATCTCAAAACCATAAGACAGCATCATTTAGGACTTGCTGTTACAAATCCTAGTTTTGTGTGGAGTTTAAATAATGCAGATGCACTTAACTCTCCTGACTCGGGAGAATTCATTGGTGCAGAAGCTGCTGACATAGGTGCCGGCGGCACAAGTGCAGATGCAACAGCAGACGAAGGCGAAGGTTTTGTAGATTTTGATGGTGTTGCCGCAGATGCACAAGCATTTGCTATAAATTTTCCTACTAGTTTTCCTGGCGCAGGAAGTTTTACTATTGACAATCTTGTAACAGACCCTAGAACTACAGATTGGTCAACAGAAATAAATCATGAAACAACTATACGCTGGAGCAGTGCTGATGCAAGACGATATTTCTTTAATGCAGGCGGACGCCTAAGAATTAGTGCAAGTTTAATTGGCGGCAATAGTGTAGCCGGAGACCAAACTACTACATATCCAGCTGATCCTGCATATGAAAAAGATGAAATTTGGCAAACCATGCTCAACACAATGGGCACAATTACATTTGGTAGAGACGGAACAACTAACACAGGTAGCGGCACTGCTGCAACAGCAGTTGGTAACTATCAAATGACAACAAGTGATCAAGTGCTTTTTACAAAAAGTGGTAGTGGTGTTTATGCAGAAAACTTCTACGAAATAAAAGCAAGAGAAGTTGACTCAAGAAGTATACGGTTTACTATTAGATTTGTAGATGCTGACACAGGTGATGATAGAACACCCTCCGATCCGTATCCAAATAAAGTAGACGAATCAATTACAGGTGATATTTATAGTGTAATAGAATCAGTGACACCCGATGTATTTTTAGGTATACCTGCCCCTAGTGCAACATATGACACTTCACTAGAAGGAAGTACACCTGCAAATTCATACAGTCTAAGTACAGATGTAACAGAAGTTAACGAAGGCGGAACTTTTGACGTTACACTTGGTACTACAGGAATACCTAATGGCACGAATGTAGCGTACACTATCACTGGTGTAACAAGTGAAGATATCGATGGCGCAAGTTTGACAGGTAACTTTAACATCCAAAGTAACACAAGAACTATTACATTTACTGCCACAGCAGACGCATTTACAGACGGCAGTGACGAAACATTTAGTCTTACACTCAACAACGGACAAGGCGGCACTGCGGAAGTGATTATCCGAGACACTAGTTTAAGTGCAGGAGTCAACACCTGGCCAGCTTCTGTCCCGCATACAGGATGGGGTGATCTGCAACGTTTTGTTGTAGGTGACGGCGTTGTTACAAGTGCTAGAGCCACTGCTGATGTAAAAGTAACAAATGATAGTGCTAACAGCAGGGTAGCAATCACTTCTAGAACATTTGACGAATCAACAGGGTCTCCAACAGAATACACAGGATACATTACGTATACTAATATAGGCGGCGGACTTTCTTTCGGCGGCGGCAGCGGATCAGGAGTTACCGTTGAAGCTAGGTATAGAGTTGGAACACAAAATACAAATGCTAATGAAAGCAGCAGCAATCCGTCACAAACAGCAAGCCAGTATATCACTATACCAGATGCAGGCAGTGAAACCTTTACATGGATAGCAGATGACAGCAGTGTTGACACTGCAACTAGAGGCCTAACCACAGCTAATTTAGTATATTTTGACGTAAGAATTACAGACAGTAACGGTAGTTTTGTAGAGTCTTCAGCAGTACAAACTGTAGATCTAGAAGCACAGTATTCAGAGTCAGCACAAGCAATCAACAGCACATGGAGTGCAACTGCACCCAGTGGTGCAACACCACCTTCAGCAGGATCGCCGCCCCCTGGGTACGGGTTTACCTTATTACCTAGTGGCCTGACAGGTCTTAGTGTTGACTCTGGTTATGGTTTAGAAGGGTATACTTTTGTTCCTGCTAATGCTGATATTATTGATTGGTTACCTAATGGTAATGCAGCTGATTATGAGGCTAATGTAACTGTTGTTACAGGTAGTGCAAGTAGTTTACAAGTTGTTCGTGGCGGCGTTAATATTGTATCAACAAATACTTGGTATTCGTTAGATAGTAGTTTGAGTGCAGAAATACTCGATCCAGGCTATGAAGCTTCTGACACAGTTGTGATTAATCTAAAAATTAGGAAGATCGGTGCAGGCACAGTATATGATGTAAACCAAAACATCAACTTATCTATTGATAATACAAATACAGTAGCACCGGTAGTGTTAGGAGGTCCATACTCACAGTATGCTAGCGGTGCAACGCTAGGAGGATTTGCAAGGGCCACATTTAATTGGGTAGGAACTACTGGTTACTTCGGAACATCGTACAATGGAACTCAAGCCGCCGGCACACCACCGAATGGTAACACTGTACAATGGCTACAAAGCGGCAGCGCAAGTGATTACGAAGTACAATGGGATCATAACAACCCGTTAGCAAACACCGACGGAGATTTTACCGATGCTGGTAACGGTTGGCTTGATGCAGGTCAAAATCATAATTGGATACTAGAAGATACTAATTACAACGGTGATGTACTCAGTGTGTTTGGCGCACTAAGAGTAAGACGAAAGAGCGATCAAGTTGTAGTTGCAACTTCGAGTATGCGATTAGATGTAGATTATCAACCATAATAGGAAACACGGATGGCAGCAGGATTAGGACAAACAATTACAGCAAGTGTTTACAACTCCATAAGGAGTCGTGTAAGCCGTATACTTGGTACCAGCGGCACTGGCAATAGAGGTTACGGCATACCATTAGAAAGCACTACTAAAGTTGACAATGATCTAATACGTGCTGCTGATATGGATGCATTATACAATGATCTAGTAAAAGCAAGACAACATCAGGTAGGTGCTCCGGTTACTTGGACACTAGCAAGTGATGGTCTAGATGCTCCTGACACCGGTGAGATCATAGGCGTATATGCTAGTGATGTAGGCCCAGACGAAGGTGATACTAGTGATGATGCTACTACTGACACAGATGAAGGTTTTTTAGATTTTGAAAATGCAGCCGCAGACATTGAAAATGATAGACTATTAGTAGGCGCAGGTCAGTCAGAAATTACTACTCCTATCAGTGTAAGAAGAACAACTCCGTGGAACGGAGAACTTACTTTTGGATTTAGCCTTACTTGGACTAACGCAGAAGAAAGACGTTTCTGGTTTAACAGCGGCGGATATATTACAATTGCTAGTAGACTTAGCGGCGGCACAAGTATCGCAGGTGATGAAACAAATACTCCTCCTGCAACAAAAGATGAAATTTGGCAAACCATGCTTAACACAGGCGGTACCTACAAATTAAGCGTAACCGGCAGTGAAGTAATCAGCGGTAGTGCTACTACCAATGCAGCAGTAAGTGGTATATATAGCGACATAAACACAGAAACTAATTGGAACGCATTCAACGGACAACCAAATAGACTTTTAGTATTTGAAAAATCAGGTAGCGGTGTGTACAGCGAAAACTTATTTAAAATTGAAGCGTGGCAATCAGCAACTAACACAATACGTTTTACCCTAACTTATCTAGATAATGATATCGGTGATGATCAAAGTCCCGGCGATGGATTTGACTTTAAAGTTGATGAAAATGTAACTGGAGCCATCAGCTGTGTAGTACAAGTTAGAACTGCTACAGGACTAGGCAAAGAAGCACCTACAGCACAAATTACAGACGCATTTTAATAGTTGACAAAATCCTAGTTTTCGTATATAATTATACAAACTGAGGAGTATCGCATGGACGAAAAACTGGCGAAAGCATTAGAGTTTAGTAACTTAATGCTTACACATCAAACACAAAAAAACAATCTTAAAGAAAAATTTTATTCTAGTATTGATTTTTACTATAATGGTTCTAAGTTCTTAGCAACTCCGGAACTAATTTCTTTTTGTACATCGCTGCTTTACTTAGACCAAGAATCAGCAGTACTAATAGACTCAAATGATTTGCCTTGTAGGGTAGAAGATCTTAGATCTTTTACAAGTGATTTAGTTGATTGTTTTAAACAAGCTTCTAATAGATATATAAATGATTATAACGATATAAAAATAAAAAAGAGTATCTTGGATATAATTAATGACTAAAGGATGTTTGTTATTTGCATACAATAACAATTTGTTTGATTATGTGATGCAAGCAGATTTCCTTGCATCCCGTATAAGCAAGTATATGGGCTTGCCCACCAGTATTGTGACTGGAGATATAGAACACGCTAAGTCTTTTAAAAACTTTGATCAAGTGATATATTATCCTGCAGGACGTAAAAATACACGGAAATTCCACAGCGGCAGTTATTATCATAAAACAGCGCAATTTAAAAACGATGCTAGGGTGCAAGCATACAATTTGTCGCCTTATGATAAAACTTTAGTGATGGACACCGACTATATTATTTCTAATGATAGTTTAAAAAAAGCTTTTGATGTAGATGAAGATTTTTTAATTTACAAAGATGCTTGTAATCTAAACATTGACGCACCTAAAACAAACGAGTTCGAAAGAATAAGTGACACTAGCATAGACTTCTATTGGGCTACAGTATTTTATTTTACAAAGTCTCAAGCAAACAAAACGTTCTTTGATCTATTACAACATATACAAGAAAATTGGTTTCATTACAAATCCGTGTACAGATTAAACTATCCTACTTATAGGAATGATTTTGCATTTAGTATTGCCATACATATTATGAATGGTTTTGCACAAGGAGAATTTGCTAAACAGCTACCAGGTAAAAAGTATTATATTACTGATAGAGATTTTTGTCACACAATAAACAACGATAAGATTACACTACTTTTAGAAAAAACAAAAAAACCTGGAGAATATTACCTTAGCAAGACCCAAGAGTTGAATGTACATATAATGAATAAATTTAGTTTAGGAGAAATTCTTAATGAATTTTACAATGCTAGCGCAGAACAGTAAAGATGTAGACTATGTACAGCAGGCATGCGTTTCTGCTATGAGCATTAAGTATACTAATCCTAACAGCAGAATTTGTTTAATTACTAATGATACAGTACCTGACAAGTATGCAAGTCTTTTTGATAGCATAGTTGAAATTCCATGGGGCGATGCAGCACACAAATACGATTGGAAGATACACAACAGATTTAAAATCATACATGCATGTCCTTTTGACGATTCTCTAGTAATTGATACAGATATGTTAGTGTTAAACGATCTATCGAGATGGGATGAATATTTCAAAAAATACGATTTTTGGATCTGTAATAATGTTAAAACATACAGAGATGAAATTGTAACAAATCCGTTTTATAGGAAAAAACTTAACAAATATAATCTTCCAAATGTGTATTACGGACTTCATTATTTTAAAAAAAGTAAACTAGCATTTGATTTTTACAAGACAATAGATGTTATTGTTAATAATCACAGTGAGTTTTTTAATTTAGACAATATGAATCTACAAAATTTTGCAAGTATGGACATAAGTAGCAGTCTTGCAACTGCGATACTTGACTGTGAAGCACTAATTACAGATTCTAGCAAGTATGCACCAATGTTTGTACACATGAAAGCAAATATACAAAACTGGTCTGGATTAAAAGAAAACTGGCAAATGGAAGTAGGGTCATATCTTACAGACGATGCAGAATTATTTATTGGTAACTATAAACAAAAAGATATTTTTCATTATACAGAGGATAACTTTTTAGATGACCGTACTATAAAAACATATGAAATGTTAGTAGGAGTTTAAATGCGCTGGCGAATTCCAAAACAATCAAAACACGTTGTCACTTATTATAAAGTTTATTTTGATAAAAAAACTGGTCAAATACAGTCTATTACTACAGACGAAAAACCGCATTTAGATACATACTTTTCTACTACATTTAATGAAGTTGAAAAATTTATCGAAGGTACAAAGAATCTCATAGATCATAAAGTAGTTTATGACTTAAAAAAGTCTAATTATCTTATTGTACACAAGAACGACAAAATAGTTCTCGACGTTAGTAATCTTATACACCAAATTCAAGATGGCAATAATGCACAATTATTAGTAACAAAAAATAATAAAGAAAAATGTTGGCAATTATCTATAGACAGTAATCTTACAAGACAAAATAATATACATGCAACTATACTAGATGAAACACTCTGGTTCAGTGTTACACAAAAAAATAATCCTAATGTACTTTATAGACATTTTGTCATAGGTTTAAAAGACTTGACTGACAAAGAAACAATAGACATTGATTTTGATAGCCAAGAAGAGCTTGATTTAGAAAAATATAGTGTATATACTAATAGAAGACTTGTATCTTATGCAAAGAGAGAAATAAATGACTAAATTTCGAGTTCTCGATTACGATATTATATATTTGAGTTATGATGAACCAAACGCAGAAAAAAACTTTGCTGATTTATGTAGCAAAGTCCCGTGGGCAAAACGTGTTCACGGAGTAAAAGGAAGTGATGCAGCACACAAAGCATGTGCAAAATTGTCAGAAACAGATAGATTTATCACAGTTGACGGTGATAATATTGTACATCCTAAGTTTTTCGAGCAAGAGCTGGACTTTGCAGAACACGCTGATCTTGAAAGAAGTGTTATTAGTTGGTGCGGAAAGAATGTAATTAATGGCCTAATGTACGGCAATGGCGGTTTAAAATGTTGGCCTAAAGAATATGTGCTTAACATGCGCACACATGAAAATGCAGATCCGGACAACATACATGCACAAGTAGATTTTTGTTGGGATCTAAATTATATACAACAAAACAGTTGGTATAGTGATGTATATAATAATGCAACACCGCAACAAGCATGGCGTGCAGGATTCAGAGAAGGTGTTAAGATGGCGCTTGACCAAGGTGCTAAGCCAACAAAAGAAGAATTTTTAAGAGGACATTGGAAAAACTTGCACCGTCTTTGGATTTGGTTAATGGTTGGCGCCGATGTAGAAAATGGTCGTTGGGCAATACATGGTGCTAGAGAAGGATTGTACAAAACAATGTGTACAGATTGGGACTATGTAAATGTTCGTGATTTTGATTATTTGAACGAATTGTGGGACAATAAAGATATTTCTGATATAGACGATCAAACAGAAGAATTAGGCGATAAATTAATGCACGAATTAGACTTACCTATTGCTGTAGAATGTCTAAATGCTGACCAAAGTGCGTTCTTTAAAACAGTGTATCAGAATCCTAGTCGTAATCCTAATCAGCAATTTATTATAGATCCAGAATAAACGACAAATAATGAACGAACAAGAAAAATATATAGCAGTGCAAAATATGCTAGACGATGTTAGTCCTAGTTTTTGTTTAGCTAAATGGCATCAAACTACATTGTATCTGCAAAATGGTTATAATCATAGTTGTCACCATCCGTCGCCGCACAAAATTCCTATGGAGGAATTAAAAAATAACTTTAGAGCATTACACAATACTCAGCATAAAAAACAACAAATGAAAATGATGCTGCAAGGTAAACGGCCTCCTGAATGTGAATATTGTTGGAAGGCAGAAGATGCAGGACATATAAGTGACAGGATTTATAAAAGTGGAACTAGCTGGGCCAAGCCAAAAATAGAAGAAGTTCTTAAAACAGGAACAGGTGATGTTAATCCTGCATATTTAGAAATAATTTTTTCTAATGTGTGCAATTTTAAATGTGCATACTGCGCACCTGATCTTAGTAGCAAATGGTTTGAAGAAATTAAAACATATGGTGCATATCCTACTAGCGAAAGATTTAATAATTTCGAATGGTTTGAAAAAGAAGGCAAAATGCCGATCAATCATAGAGACTACAATCCATATGTAGAAGCATTTTGGGAATGGTGGCCAGAATTATACGATAATTTACATACACTAAGACTGTCCGGCGGCGAACCATTACTTAGTAAAGATGTGTGGAAGATGATAGACTATATCGAATCTAATCCTAATAAAGATTTAGTATTTGCTATCAATACAAATCTTTGTGTAGCAGATACATTTATAGATAAAATTATCGAAAAAACAAATGCTATATCTAAGAACACACGAGAATTTCAATTTTTTACTAGCGGCGAAGCTATTGGTGCATGTGGCGAATATATCAGAGATGGATTAGATTATCAAAAGTGGACTTCTAATTTAGAAAAAGTACTAGACAACACCGATGTCATTGTTGCTATTATGACTACAGTGAATCTTACAAGTGTTACAACTTATGTAGACTTTATTAGATACTTATTGAAACTTAGAGGCAAATATAATAAAAATGCATCATTTAATAAAGTACAGTTTATGACTAATACTTTAAGATTTCCTGAATTTTTATCGTTGAGGCTACTAGACGAAAACACAAAACAAAAGTTTGCTCACGAAGTACGACAGTTAATTGAAGAAAAAGGAAAATGGGACGGTTATGATAGTCTAACATACGCCGAAGTTGATCAATTAGAACGTATGGTTGATTACATGTATTTAGAACACACGTCTGACAGGCTTAATACATTACGTCGTGATTTTTTAAGTTTTGTTAACGAGTATGATATTAGACGCAATAAAAACTTTCATCACACATTTCCAGAGCTAGAGGAGTTTTATAACTTATGCAAAGAACCCTAGCAGATACATCTGATATTATAAACGAAATTAGCTCTAGTTTTTGTGCAGCTAAATGGTATAATGCAACAATCTGGCTAGGTAACGGTAGGACCGCAAGCTGTCACTTGCCGCCAGCACATTATATTCCTTTAAAAGACATAATGGAAAATCCATCTGCATTACATAATACACAGGAAAAGAAACAGCGCAGAGAAGAAATGTTGAACGGAATACAGTGCCAAGAGTGTGCATATTGTTGGACTGTAGAAAATAATAGAGACAATGATGTTTTTAGTGATCGAATTTTTAAAAGTCATATTTACAAAGAAGAAGATATTAGACTTTTAAAGGAAATTGGATTAAAAGATATCGACCCTAAAACATTAGAAATTAGTTTTGATAACTTATGTAATTTACAATGTTCTTACTGTAATGCAGAGTTTAGTAGTACATGGGCTAACGATATAAAAACAAACGGCAAATATCCTGATATGAAAACTAATGGTGCATTAACGTACCACAATGCAGGAGAACATGCAATGCCGTTTGGCAACAAAAATGAAAACAATCCATACGTTGATGCATTTTTTAAATGGTTTCACGATAGTTTAAAATATAATCTAACTGAACTTAGAGTCACAGGCGGCGAGCCTGCTAGAAGCCCTTGGTTTTGGAAGTTGCTTGAAGAATGCCAAGATACGAATTTTGATTTTGCTGTAAATTCAAACATGATAATGGACGAATCAAGACTAAACAAACTTATAGAATCTAGCAAAAAGTTTAAACATTTTGATTTGTATACTAGTTGTGAAGCAGTTGGAGAACATGCAGAATTTGTAAGAGCCGGATTAGATTATAATCAATGGAAAGAAAATTTAGTTAAGTTTGCTAAAGATGGCAAATATAGAATGATACATATTATGTTAACTATAAGTGCAATGAGTGTATGGACACTAACAGAATTTATGGATGAAATGCTCGAACTTAGAAAAAAGTTTAATGGACATCAGTTTCATATGAGTTTAAATATTTTAAGATTTCCTAGTTTTCAAAATGTAAACATATTGCCAACTGAATTAAAACTTTCTAAAGCACAAGAGCTAACAGATTGGGTAGAACGCACACAGGGGTTGTCTAATATTGAAATAAATCAAGTTAAAAGACTTGCTACATACTTAAGAACTGTAGACAGAAGCGAGGAAGATACTGATACAATGGAAAATAAACGTAGTGATTTTCTTGCATTTACTAATGAATATGCTAAAAGGAAAAACAAAAATATAGAAGATGTTTTTCCTAAAGAATTTAGCGAGTGGTACAAAGGATTAAAAAAATGAAATTTGTTTTTTATAAATCAGGAGACGTTTTGGAATTAGAACCCAATCCTGCTAAAGTAATTGAACGCTGGTTTGATTATATGTTTGATAACAATATTAATGACAAGTATACATGTAATAATTCTACAGCTAAAATTGTATCTGAAAAAATTAAAGAATTAAACAACACAATTTCTCAGGCAAACTATTTTATTTCTGAGAGAACAAATGGCGAAGCATCTATGTTTGAGTTTTCACCTAGAATACTTGATCAAAAATTTTTAAATGCTACGCATAAAAAATGGGTTTATTTGACCGATACTTATAAAAATGAAATACACCCTCAGCCAAAGTTTTGGCATGATGTAAATAGACACGTACACGATATTGAATCGAGATTTTCAGCGGATTTTAAAAATCAGAATGATAAAAAACTTTGGGCATTGCCCCAAGAGTATAAAGCCGAGATACTTCCTGAAGATGGCGATTATTGGCAAAACGATTTAATGCTATCTTTTAGAGACCTAGGCAGACACCAGCACAATCAATGGATGTTAGGATCTCATGCAGATTACGAAACTAGTAACTACAAAAATATTACTCTCGATTTTAGTTATAAACACTATATAGAACAAGG